TAATTTTGATGGAAATTTACAAAATCCATTAAGCCCGTTAAGTGGTTTATTAATGGCAATAACCTACCCGACGCCGTCAATTGCAAGGATGGAATGTTTTTTTGATCCAAGTAAAATTAATCTACAAAATGGTTGTAAATTTACCACGAAAATAAAAGCCTGTATTTCGCCTATTTCACTTTTAAATAAACGAATGACGACAGGAGCAAACAAACAAACGACAACAGGAGGATTAAAACAAATAACTTAAATTATGGCAAACGAAATACATAACTACCCAATAAGCACGGCGTTAATTGGCGATTTAGATTATTACGACACAGACCGTTGGAACGGCACGGCTTACGAAAGCGCAAAAATTCAGGGAGTGGATTTAAAAAACGAATTAAAAACTTTTTTAGCAAAAGATAAAGGCGCTTTTTACGACACAGTTACTCAAATAGCACCGGCAATAAATACGCCCGTAGCTATGAATTTAAACACGTCAGAAGCCTTCAATACAGGCGTTACGGTTGTTAATGATGGTTTAGGAAACCCAACAAAAATAACGGTTGCGAAAACGGGCGTTTATGATTTACAATTTTCGGCACAAATTGAAAGGGGTTCGGGAGGTTCGGCAAAACAAATTTCTATTTGGTTGCGTAAAATGGGCGTAGATATTGCTAATTCAAATACTCATTTAACAGTCGTTTCCAATAGCGGGCGATTGGTTGCCGCGTGGAATTTTTTAGTAGATTTAACGGCGGGCGAAAACGTTCAAATCATGTATTCAGTTTCGGATTTATCGATTGAATTAAAATACCAAACAAACGATTTATTAGTTCCGCATCCTGCAACGCCGTCCGTAATTGTAACAATGAATGAAATTTAAAATATGTGCGATTGTATAAAAATAACGATAACTAACGGTCCCGATATTCAGGAACTGAATTTACAAACGGATAGTATTGTAAACGGTCAAAATTCTTATTTTTTTACGTGGAACAGTGTAGATTTTCGACTATATTACGATCCAATTACGCTTGCGTGGTATATTGGCACTTTGCCCGATTATACAAATCCTTTAAATTGGGTTGCATCCTTAGACACGTCAAGCACTTGCCCCGATTCAGTAGGTTTATCGTTAGTTTGGTTTTCGTTTTTTGGCATAGTTCAATATTCAACGGAAGAAATAGACTGTTTAACGTGTGGGGTTGAAGACCGTTTTTTTCGTGAATATTCGGCAATTACTTTGCCAACGGATTTTGTCGAACAGGATCGAGGCGCAGATGATTGTTGTTGTGAATATTTAGTTTTGGGAGACGCAAGCGCGGACACGTGGAAGAACGATAAAACGAGCGCATGGATTAAGTTAAGCGCTCCGACAGATATATTTACATTCGCGCTATATAAAAACGGCGTTATAACGTCTTATTTGCCCTCAGCGGTGGCGTTTCCAAGCGAGCCTAACGCATATTATACAACAATTAGTTGGATTGATGTTTTAAACAGCGACGGCGTAGGTTGTTATGAGTTAAAAATTGATTACGATATTTCGGGCGTTATTGGTTCAATTAGTTGGGGCAAATATAATTTAAAACCTTATTCAGTAGCCAACGCTTTAGGAACGGCACGGGTTCGCGCGTTGTTTAATGGAATACAGGAAAACGAAGGGATAAATTTTACAAATTCCAACGTGGATTATTCGTTTAGATTTGCGGGTTTTATTGGTTCTCAGCAACCAAACACGGAAACGGATAATATTATTTATGGTAACAGGGAAATGAAGCGCGTAATTCGTGAAAATTTAAACACTTACGAAATAAATACGGATCCCTTAACGGAGTGTTTTATACGTCCTTTAATGACCTTGTTTTTACTCAGTGAAAATGAATTATTTATTTCGGATTATAACGTTTTCAATCACAGTTACCGTTATTTAGATTTGCCTGTTATTGTAAACGAAAGCGCAGAAATTGAATACTATGATTTTAGCAGAAAAGCCAAATTAAAATGTAAAGTAGAGGATAAATTTAAGAACAAAAGAACATATTACTAACGATTAAAAAAAGAAAAATGATTAAAAGACAAAATTTTACGATTAACAAAGTTGGAAATTACTTTACAATTCAGATTGATAACTACGTTTTAATTCCTGTTGAGGGCGAAACAATTACACCGGCTTTAAAATTTGAAGCGCGGGCGGATAATATGTTTGTGAGTTCAATTAATTTATTAACTACTGAAGTCGTTCAACAGGGTTTTAGGTTACAATGTCAATTTCCGTTCAGATCCGTTTTTTTAAACGAATATTTTACTTATGTTGAGGATGGCGAAACCTACAAAGAACTAAATGTATTTTTGATTGACGGCGAAGAATTAACAATGTCAACGGCTTTTGATTACTTTTTAAATTTAAGATAATGAAGAGTATTGAACAATTCGGCGATTTATTAGCTATGGGTATCGGAATGTTTGGAGCGCTGATAAAAGGACTTAAAAACAAGTTAACCGGAACGACCGTTATTTTAGGCATGTTAATAGCGGGAATTTTAACGTTTTCAGTTACCGGAATAATCGAGGTTTTTTACAAAGATTTAAGCCCAAAAATTGTAATTTTAATTTCCTTTTGTGTTGGGTGGATGGCAAACGAAATAACCGAAAAATTGGATTTATTAGTTGGGGACGTTTACGGCATTTTTATCGATGGGCTTAGAAATAAATTTAAAAATAAAAAATAATGAGAAAATCTTTATTTATTGGAATTTTATTCGTATGGAGTTTCAGTTATTCAGCAACGGGCGACACGGTAAGCGTTGACACTTTGAAAAATCACAATGTTAAATTAATTGACGAAAACGTAATTATTACGGACAGCGTGTTTATTTCAATAGTAACAGAAAAAACAAAAGAAATAGAAAAATCAATCGAAAATAAAGATTATTCAAAATTTATCGTTTCGGCGCTCATCTTATTATTCGCAATTATAGCAATTTTAAAACGTAAAAAAAATGGTTAAAAAATACACGGACTCGCAGTTACTTAATAAAGTAAAAACGCTTGCAAGTTTTAAAAGTTTTCCAACGGATTATTGGATTCTCGGCGTTCAAAGTTTGGACGATGTTTTTAATACTTTTGACGACAAATTTTATTTGTTCAAAGGACAGGAATTTATTTTAATGAGTTCAGGAACGACAAACGCGGGCGTAAATGGATTAATGAAATATAATACTTATAATCCGACAGGCGTAGCAGTTATAAAAACTAACGAATGGTATTACGACGTTTGGAAATATGGATTGCATAGGGGCAAAATGAGGGCTTTAAGACAGTCAAAACCTTTTTTAATAAGTAGGGACGGCGACAAAGATAAAAGTATCGAGGAAGGCGTTAGTTTGCCTGTAATGTGCGGTATTAATTTTCATGCGAATACCTACGCTTTAAAACAAACGGAGGTTAAACAAATAATTGGCGCGTGGTCGTTAGGATGTCAAGTAATTAATGATCTAGAAAAATATTATAAATTTATTGATTACCTGCAACCTCAAAAAATCGTTACTTATTGTTTAATCAAAGAATTTTAACGTACTTTTACAAAAGTTTTTAGTTTTAAACCCGCGGTTATTGGTTAACGCGGGTTTTTTTTGTCTAAAATAGCTGAAAATATCGTTTCCTTATTTAGAATGATTATAAATTACACTTTTTTTTATTCCTGAAACGTAGCAAAATCAAGGGTTTTAAAAAAAAGATTAAAAAAAGTTTCTTTTTATAGTTGTTATATTAAATTTAAGTATTAATTTTACCATATAACAAAACGAAACAATTATTATTAACCTTTAAAAACTAGAAATTATGAACATGAGTTATTGCAGATTTCAAAACACTTTACAAGATTTAATCGATTGCGATGATAATTTACCACAAGGTGATTTATCCAACGCGGAGGCGCAAGCGTTTGCGGAGTTAGTCGAGTTATGCAAGGCAATTGCAAGTAAGTACGAGGATCACGATTATTTAGAATTAATCGATGAGGCAAAAGAAGTTTATTAACCTTTAAAAACTAAACGATGAACCAACAAGAAATGATTAAAGAAATTTTAGCTTACGAACAGGAGTTAAAATACAATTACAAAGAAAACAGCGAGGCGTTCGGGTTTTCAGATGACAGTACACAAAGGGCGTTTTCAAAGTGGGACGTTATGGACGAATTATTAACACGTTTAAATTTAACAAAATGAAAATTGAAAACCTAGAATTTACAGATCAAAATAATTTGTGTTACGGAGAAATAAAAAACGACGTTGAATTATGTTTGTTTTTTAATTGGGAGTTTAATACATTTAACTACGTTTCTAACGAGGCAACGATTGACGTTTACGCCTACGATTGCGAACAATGGA